AAAAAATGTGATGTCAAAGGAGAATGATAAATGAAACTACGATCACAGGTACACCGACTCGAGAGCAACGTAGGTGAAACAACTAACTTTAAAATCAAGCAGTCAGCTAAGATGTTTAGACTGCTATCGGATCAAACCTATTCAGATAAGATAGCTGCTGTCTTACGTGAGGTAGGTTGCAATGCTGCTGATGCTCATAAGGAAGCAGATAACAGTGATCCATTCACGGTTAAGTTACCTTCCATGTTAGAACCCTGGCTTAAGATTACCGACTATGGTACAGGGTTATCACCTGAAGATGTAATAGATTTGTATACTACATATGGTGAGAGTACCAAGGAAGACAGTAATTTATTTGTTGGTGCATTAGGGTTAGGATCTAAATCTCCCTTTGCATACACTCAACAGTTTACTGTCGAGTCTAGGTGGAATGGTGACAAACATATGTTCTCTTCATTCATCAATGAAAAAGGAGAGCCATGTATCACATCATTGGGTAGCGAAAAGACTAATGAAAACAATGGATTAACTATATCTATTCCTGTTAAGGAAAAAGATATAGGGACATTCCATTCAACAGCAAAGAAAATTTATAGATGGTTCAAACCTATACCTAATGTCATTGGGTTTGATGATGATGATTACAAAAACATGAAGATAAAATTCATGGCAGGTATAGAAGGATCATGGGGTATAAGAGAAATACCTGAAGGCTCTAGTTACAGTAGATATAATAATTCTACTGGAACTTATGCTATTATGGGTAATGTTTCTTATAGAGTATCAGGAGAGAGTGTATATAAAGATGAAGAAGAAAATAATTATAGACTTAAAAGAATGTTAGATAATAGTTCTCTTACATTATTCTTTGAGATAGGAGAACTTGATGTAGCTATAAGTAGAGAAGAACTATCTTATGATAATGAAACAATTAGTAAAATAAAAAGTAAGATTAATTTAATAAAGAAAGATGCGAAGGGATTATTACTTAAGGAAATAAAGAAAGCACCCAATTTATTTAGTGCTTCAGTAATATATAGTAAGATATTAGATAAGTTTGATAGTTCCTTTAAAGAAATAATGGGGATAGAAGATAGTTATTCTTATAAAGGAAAAACTGTAGATAGATTTATTCAAGTTGATGTACCTAAAGAAACAGAATTGTTTGTTCTTAGTACTTATAGATTTAGTAGTGGATATAAAAATTTACAAATGAATAAAGATAAAGTAAAATTAAAAGTAGAAACAACAGATAGTGCAGCATTTTACTTTCATATAGAAACATATAAAAGACATAATAAACCTCAAGTTATTATTTTAATAGAGGATACTCAATACAGAGTACCGTCGAGAATTTTAAATTATATGAGGGATAATTATAACGATCATGGATGTATCGTTATAAAAAATATATTTAATATGTCTGTTATAATTAAAGAATTAGATAAACTGGGAGTAACATTCCCTAGAATAAAAATGTCTGATATCCCTGATGTCTCTGTTACTGTTCAATCTGGTAGCACTCGTTCTGCTGTAGCTAAGGTAGTCTATACTACAAATGATTCGAGAAGGTATAGGTGGGGTGATGCTAAACCTAGAGATTGTTGGAAGGAAGCTACCGTAGATATAGATACAGAGAAGGGTATATATGTAGACCTAAGAAATTGGGAGAATACTAAGGGTAGTATGGATGATATGTATACTAAAATTCGCTTTCTATTTTCATTAGGTTTACAAGATAAAGATACATTTAAGTTATATGGTTGCCCAGGTACATACAAAAATAAAATGAAAGACCATAAAAACTGGCAACATTTAGATGATTATCTTGTTAAACATTTGAAGAGATTAAATAAGAGGTTGTCTACGAATTATAAAACCTATGAAAAATACGACAATCTATTTTGTCATATGGATACGCAACTCAGAGATATAATTTCTCTTGACATTATACCTAATAAAGGTTATTATAAATTATATAAAGATTTATATAACGAGTATATAAATAAAATAACTAAAGATAAAAACTATGATTTATATAAAGCTGTTAAAGAATATGAAGTATCTTTCTGTTCGAGAGAAGATACATCTTATAAAAATAAATTAGAACAAGAGTTAACTAGATATTACCCGATGTTCAGTGCTGTCCTGGACACATCAAAATATGAGATCAAAGACAGTCGTAGTGATCTCGAAACTTACATTAACTTGGTTGATGACTACGAAAGGAGTACTTCAAATGTCAGTAAAACCTAGTTATATCATCACCGATGGTGTCGTTACCCTCGTTGATAATTTCAATACGTATACTGTTACTGAATCTCATACATATTTTGAAGAGATCATTGATGCCATACGTGAAGAAGATTTCACTGAAGCATTGAGGTTGATTGATCTTCAGACCAGTGTATCTGATTATGCTAATGGTATCGTAACCGTTAAGGATGGAAGAGTATACTATGAAGACGAAGAGATTCATAATGCTCTTACCATTCGCCTTCTTAAGATGATGGAAGAAGGTTTCTCTATCGAACCAATGGCAAACTTTCTCCGTAATCTTATGGATAACCCATCAGGAAGGGCAGTACAAGAACTGTATAGGTTCTTAGAGTCCAATACTCTGCCTATTACACCTGATGGATACTTCTTGGCATACAAGAATGTCACTGATGAGTATAAGGATTATCATAGCAGAACCTTTGATAATTATGTCGGTTCTATTTGTAAGATGCCAAGAAATAAAGTGATGGATGATCCTAATCAGACATGTTCTACTGGTCTACACTTCTGTTCTCTTAATTACTTGGAGAAAATGTGGGGTTATCGTGGACATACTATGGTTATCAAGATCAATCCTAAGGATGTAGTATCTATCCCCGTAGATTACGAGAACAGTAAGGGTAGGTGTTGCCGCTACGAGGTTGTTGCTGAACATGAAGTACAAGGTAAAGAATTTTATAATTCAGTAATACATGAGGTAGCGTGATGAGGTGCTATATCTGTAATAATATTCTCTTAGATAGAGAGATACATATTAATGAGGATGGTAAATCAGAGCCATGTTTCAACTGTCTTGAAAAGGTTTATGTTGATGGCTATCCCTTTAATATTAATGTTCCTGAAATCGAAGAAGGAGAAGAATAAATATGCAAGAACATTCTACTTCTAAAATGATAGGTCGTTATGCATGTGATGATTGTGGTTCTTCTGATGCAAATACTTTGTTTGATGATGGACACATGTACTGCTTCACATGCGATGAACTAAAACAACCTTCAACAGATAAGGTAAAGCCAATGATCCAATCACAAATGAAAAGAAACATGGAACCTTTACCTGATCTTAGTGATACTAAGGTAGGATCATTACATGATCGTGGTCTAAAAAAAGATACATTAAAATTCTATGATGTACGTTTAGACCTAAAGGATGGTATAGTACTCAAACATTATTATCCTTACACCACTAAAGACGGTGATACCATAGCATATAAGGTTAGAACAGAACCAAAAGGTTTCGATTCTAAAGGACCGATCAGTAAAGCTGTGTTCTTTGGTGCATCGAAATTCTCTAGCGGTGGTAAATATCTTACCATATGTGAGGGTGAGATAGATACCATGTCTGTCTATCAAATGATGGGATCAAAGTATCCTACTGTCGGGGTTAGATCGTCTACCTCTGCATACAGAGATTCAAAAAGAAATTTTGAATGGATAGATAGCTTTGAGAATATCGTTATTTGTTTTGATAATGATGATGCTGGTAAGAATGCAGCTAAAGAAATAGCTTCCTTATTCCCTAAAAAATGTAAGGTAGTAAAGCTAGATAAGAAGGATGCTGGTAAATATTTGGAAAGCAAAGACACTGGAGAATTTAATAGACTCTGGTGGGCAGCTGAACAATTTAAACCAGACGATATCCTATCTGGTCAAGACATATGGGAAATTATAAAGAGTAAACCTAAGGAAGCTATCTTCTCGTACCCGTGGGAAGCACTACAAACTATTACCTATGGTATGCGAGAGGGTGAATTCATTATCATTACCGCAGGTACAGGTATAGGTAAGACTAATATATTACGAGAGATATCATACCATATATTAAAATCTACTGATGTTAATCTTGGTGTTATATATCTCGAAGAAAATACTCGTGATATAGCTCACGGTATTATGACATGTGATGCTAGTATTCCTTTTCATCTACCTGATGCAGAATATACTGATAAGGAATACGAACTTGCCTATAAAAATACTTGGGGTACTGGTCGTGTCTTTACAATAGGTGAACATTTCAGAGACAACTCTGTAGATTATCTCGTAGATAAAATAAAGTTCTTAGTACGTGGATGTGATTGTAAATTCTTAATCTTAGATCACATTAGCTTTATGGTATCAGATAATTCTGGAGATGAAAGGAAGATGTTAGATGAGATTGGACACAAGCTTAAGGCTATTGCAGTTGAACTCGGCATCGTTCTGTGCGCTGTTGCGCATTCAAGAAGACAGACAACAAAGCCCTTGGAAGAGGGCGGCATTACGAGTCTGTCTGATCTACGAGGAACAGCGGGACTTGGTCAACTTGCAAACTTTGTCCTTGGACTCGAAAGAAATGGACAAGCAACGGATGAAACTGAAAGGAACACAACTCTCGTGCGTGTGTTAAAGAACAGGTTCTCTGGTTTAACTGGCCCAACGTCTTATCTATACTTTAATAAGTTGACGGGACGCTTAACTGAAACAGATAAGGAAGAGAAGGAATAAATATGAAACAACGAACAGTAGTTTGCGACATTGAAGCAGACGGGCTGTTACCTAATGTTACTACTATTTGGTGTATAGTATGTAAGGACTACGATACCGGCGAAATATTTAGTTGGACTCCTGATACTCTTGATAAGTTTTCTGAGTTCGCATCCAATGTAAGGGTATGGATAGGACATAACTTCATAGCTTATGATTTAAGAGTATTAAAAAAGATATTAGATGTTAAGATAAGGCCATCACGAGTACGTGATACTCTACTAATATCTAGGTTACAACAGTATAGTCGTTATGCTGGTCATTCGTTAGCAGCTTGGGGTAAGTATCTAAACTATCCTAAGTCTAATCATACTGACTTCACTGAATATAGCGAAGAGATGTTAACTTACTGTATCAATGATGTTGAGTTGACATATAAGGTTGCCCGCGCTTTAAAGTTCGAAGGCAAAGAGTTAGGAAGCGAAAGAGCTAATACAATAGAACACATAACCCAACACTATCTAGAAGAACAAAAGGAGTATGGGTTTACATTGGATAGAGTCAAAGCTAACTTACTCTTTGCCGAAATATCAAATAGAATTGATGAACTAGAAGAATACATATTATCAGAGATAGAACCTAAACCTAAATTCATACGAGAAATTGTACCTAAATTTAATAAGGGTGGTACTATATCTAAGATAGGTCTAAGGTTTCTTGGTTCTAATTATACTATAGTTTGGGGTGCTTTCTCTAGAATAGAGTGGCAAGAATTTAAACTGAAGTCTCCTAAACAGAAGGTTGAAAGACTAAGACCTTGGTGGAAGCCTACCATTAGAACCAAAGGATATCGTAAACTTCTAGAAAAGAAACATAAAGGTAAGGTAACCGATGAAGAATTTGAGGAGAAACAATCTTATATGTGGCAGTTATGTGATGAGAATTTCGAAACTATATCATCTGATGCTCCTCAATCCTTACGTTCTCTTGGTGAGTATGCAATATGTACTTCTAGGTATAAGGTAATAGAAGGATGGTTAGATGCTCTTGGAAATGACAATAGAATCCATAGTAACGTTTTTAGTATCGGGGCTATTACTCATCGTATGTCTCATAATAGCCCAAACATGGCAAACATTCCGAGTATTAACTCCCCATATGGTCGTGAGTGTAGGTCTTGTTTTATTAGTAACAACCCAGATACTCATATTTTATTGGGTTGTGACGCTGCCGGAATTCAATTAAGAATTTTGGCACACTATATGAATGATCCTGATTATACTGATGAGGTAGTCAATGGTGATATTCATACTAAAAATCTAGAATCAATGGGGATAGATAAAGGAGAGTGGAATGAAAGCGAAAGACAATGGTCAAACAGATCTATTGCAAAAACATTTATCTACGCTTGGCTCCTTGGAGCAGGAGATGAAAAGATTGGCAGGATTATTAACGGAAATACGAGAAGAGGTAGAAAAGTTAAAGAAGATTTTCTCAGAAATACTCCAGCCCTTGTTAGACTTAAACATAGGGCAAGAGAAGCAGCTGGAACTGGAAGAATGGTTGGACTCGATGGAAGAAAGATCGAAATCAAATCGGAACACTTCGCATTAAGTGCCTACCTTCAAGGTGGTGAAGCTGTTATCATGAAATATGCTATGTGTCTATGGCACCAGAGAGCTAGAAAACTAGGATTAAATGCTAGGCAAGTAGCTATAATTCATGATGAGTTCCAAGTAGAAGTATTAAAGGAACATGCTGATAAGACAGGAGAAATCATAGTCCAATCCATTATAGATTCAGGAAAGTATTTTGAACTTAATTGCCCTTTGGATGGTGCGTACAAGGTAGGAAGGAATTGGTATGAAACACATTAATTAACGATTGACAATGTAATTAGACGATGGTATAATGATTATAGATAATGTGTAAGGTGAAAATTATGCCAAAATTTATCGTAGATTTCGGTGATGTTAGCGTTGATATCACTAAGGAAGTTAAAGATTCTTCTGGTGATGAGCAGAAAATTGCAACCGCTCTTAAGGATGGCTTTAAGAAGGCAGCAAAGAAGAGCAAAACTGAAAGGAATTGGTAGCATGTCTATTCAAGGTTCAACTATTCTCAAGGATGTTAAGCTATGGTGGCCCTTCCTAGCTAAGAAAAATGAATTAGCTGAGAAGTATACTGTAGATATTTCCCAACTAAGTAAGGATCATATCAAGGCTATTAAGAAGCTTGGTCTTAGTGAACGTGTCAGAACTAAGGATGATGATCGTGATATGTTCATGACTTGTAAATCTAATTTCCCACCTAAGGTAATGGATAATAATAAAGTTGAGGTTGATCCATTAAATGTAGGTAATGGTACCGTAGCTGATGTTAAGGTACAAGCTTATGATGGTAAATATCCAGGACTATTTGCTGGTATAGCAGCCATTAAGATTACAGATCTCGTAGAGTATGACAGAAACTCTATTGATTTTGATGATGATAATGATGATGAAGATGTTACTTCTGGTTTATTCGATGATGACATGGAGTAATTAAACTATGATGGGCCAAGGTTGCGAGTCATGCGGTAGCGTAATTGCCTTGGGTTCTAGTGAAGAGGGGGTAGGCTAGACTCTATGGACTTTTCTGATAAATATATACCAGGAGATAACAAAATGTTAGACTCAATTAAATTAGAATTTCTGTGTGCTAATAGTGAAAAATTAAAGCAACCACATGATCCTTTAGCTATCGTAGATATTCGATATCCTATTGCTGGTAGGGATATTGATAAGGTTGTTGATATTTTTGAACAGGATGTTTTTAAACATGATGCTGTTAATGTAGTGATTACAGGTAAAGGAGAAAGTTTCTAATGGGCATTGATACTCTTATAGAAGATATGAATAATCTTTTGGATACAGGAGTAAAAGAAACTAACCCTGATTTTCTTGATGAACTAGGAGAGAATATAAAGAATTCCATTAAACGTCAAATGGAAACAAGAAACTCTAATACTAATCTTCGTATGTCTAATATAGGTAAGCCAGATAAACAACTCTGGTATCAATGTAAGGGATATGAAGGAGAACCATTACTCCCTCAAACACGTATGAAGTTTATGTTCGGTGACTTAGTTGAAGCTTTAGTCTTATATCTTGTAAAGGAAGCAGGACATGAGGTTACACATGAACAACATGAAATCGAAGTTGATGATATCAAAGGACATTTGGATTGCCACATTGATGGTGTGGTGGTTGACGTTAAGAGTACGTCTGCATATGGATTTAAAAAGTTTAAGAATGGAACCCTTTCTGAAGATGATCCGTTTGGTTACATTGCTCAAATCTCTGGTTATGTTCATGGCAGTAAAGATGCCAGTGAAGGTGGCTTCCTCGCTCTTGACAAACAGAGTGGTGCAACTACATATATGCCAGTTGCAGAAATGGATATGATTAATGTAGAAGAACGTGTCCAACATATGAAAGAAGTAGTAGCACAAGAAGAGCCACCAGAAAGATGTTATGAATCTGTACCTGATGGTAAAAGTGGTAACATGAAGCTCGGTATCAACTGTTCCTATTGTCCTTATAAATGGGACTGTTGGCCTGAGTTACGTTTGTTCTTATATAGTAATGGGCCAAGATACTTGACCCATGTTGAACGTGAGCCTGATGTAATAGAGGTAGAAAAGAACAATGAAATACAATAGTATAAAAAGAAAGGGTAAATACCGTAGTACCTTCGAATGGTATGTTGCAGAAAACCTTAAGGAGTTAGGTAGTAAGTTCTTATATGAACCTAAAAATAGAAAGATTAAATATGTAAAACCAGAAACATGTCATACATACTTACCTGATTTTGTTTTACCTAACGGTATCATCATTGAAGTCAAGGGATTGTTTAACTCAACCGATAGAAGAAAACATCTATTGATTAAGGAACAATGTCCAATGTATGATATACGGTTTGTTTTCTCTAGCTCTAATTCTAAATTATATAAAGGATCGAAAGGAACATATGGAGATTGGTGTAATAAACACGGCTATTTATATGCTGATAAACTAGTGCCAAAGGAATGGTTAAATGAAAACGCATCTAATAATACCAGATCAACACGTTCATCCTGATCATAATAATAAAAGGTTTGAATGGCTAGGTAAATTAATCCTAGATATCAAACCTGATGTTGTTATCAACTTAGGTGATCTAGCTGATATGCCTAGTCTATGTTCTTATGATAAGGGAACAACAGGTTTTGAAGGTAGACGATATAAGAATGATATAAAGTGTGTCGTTGATGCACAAGAAAGAATGTTCTCTGTAATTAAGAAGGCTAAAAGAAAACGACCTAAATTTATTATATGTTTAGGTAATCATGAAGATAGAATTAGCAGAGCTATTTCATCTGAAAGTATCTTAGATGGTACTATAAGTATAGAAGATTTAAATTATTCTACATTCGGATGGAAGGTAGTACCTTACCTAGAGCCTATAGTTATAGATCGAATTGCTTACTCTCATTATTTTACTAGTGGTGTAATGGGTAGGTCTATAGGTGGTGAGAACCCTGCTAAAACATTAATAAAGAAACACCATATGTCTGTAACACAAGGACATTCTCATACATTAGATTTTTCTACTGATACTAATGCATCTGGAGAACGTATGATGGGGTTAGTAGGTGGATGTTACTTAGATTATAAATCAGATTGGAACAATCCTCAAAGTGAAAACCTGTGGTGGTCTGGTGTTATAGTTAAACATAACGTATCTAATGGATGTTATGATCCTCAATTTATTTCCTTTAACTCTATTTTAAAGGAGTATTCATAATGTCTATAGAAGAAAATATTTTAAGATTAGAATTAGAACGTAGGTATACACCAGGAGAATTAGTAGAAGTACTAAATATACCAATGGAGAAATTGCTTGACTATATTATAGAAGAAGTATATAATAATATAGAAATCTTCGAAGAAGATTTAATTGTTGGGGAGGATATTGATAATGAAGAGTCATGAAGAAAGTCCAAGTTCAGATATGAGATTCTTTTTTAATCCTGATATACTTGTTAATCGTATTAATTGTATGATGCGTTTAGCATTGGTTATAAATGAACTACCGCCTGAAGCAGAGCATACAGAGATTTTAAAAGTAGCATTAACTGAGATACTCGATTCAATACAAGTTGAAGAGTTAGTTGAAAAAATGAAACTTCGCCATGAGGATGATGACGATGGAACAAGACATTAAGTATGGTCCACAAGTACCAGTCTGTGATGAATTACATGCTAATAAATATAGATTACCTAATGAAAGTTTCGAGGAATCAGTAAGTCGTAATGTGGCAGCGATGTCTGATGATGATAAACATAGAGCAGAGATCAAAGATATATTTTTAAACCAGAGATTTCTACCGGCAGGTAGAGTACAGTCTGCGATGGGGAGTCCACGCAATGTTACAGCGTATAATTGTTTTGTATCTGGAACGATTGAAGACAGTATGGAATCTATTATGGAACGAGCTACACAAGCAGCCGAAACCATGCGTAGAGGCGGGGGTATTGGCTATGACTTTAGCCTTATACGGCCTCGTGGTGATCGTATCGTCAGTCTTGATAGTTCTGCTAGTGGCCCCGTTTCTTTTATGCATATCTATGATGCAGTATGCAGGACAATTGTTTCAGCGGGACACAGAAGAGGAGCAATGATGGGGGTGGTACGTGTAGACCATCCAGACATAGAAGAATTTATTAGGGCCAAACAAAATCAAGATCAACTCACCAACTTTAATATTTCTATTGGTGTAACCGATGAATTTATGGACTGTGTAATTAAAGAGAAGCAATTCTCTCTACGATTTAATAATAAAATATACAAGGAGATAGATGCATTAGCCTTATGGGATGAAATCATGAGAGCTAACTGGGAATGGGCAGAACCTGGAGTTCTATTTATAGATAGAATTAATCAAGACAATCCTCTTTGGTATTGTGAAACGATAGAAGCTACCAATCCCTGTGGTGAGCAGCCCCTCCCTCCTTTTGGTGCTTGCTTACTTGGTAGTTTTAATCTTGTTAAATATATTACCTTTCACCCCGGTCCTGGTAATGGATTTTTCCATCTGGAAAGATTTAAAGAAGATATCCCTCACGTTGTCAGAGCTATGGATAATGTAGTGGATAGAACTAACTATCCTCTAAAAGAACAAAAGGTTGAAGCTCATAACAAACGGCGGATGGGGCTGGGGATCACAGGGTTAGCCAACTGTCTCACTCTTATTGGTCTTAGTTATAATTCTGCTGACGCTATAAAGTTCAGTCGTAAAATTGTAAGGACTTTGTGTTATTCTGCTATCGAAGCCAGTTCAGATTTAGCAGTTGAAAAAGGATCGTT